TTACTACCCAATAGCAATAACGAGGCATAACGTCGCCAATTAGTCGAATCTTAGTATCGCCTAGTCCTAGTGATACGCGTTCGATTTCGCGCTTTTGTTGATTGCCAGAAGTTTGCTTACCTTTGGCTTTTTCCCAAGCTACCATGTTTTAGTCTCCTTAAGTGAACGTTAGTTCATAGTGGTGTTATTCCTCTAAACCGAGGACTCTAGTGGAAATATAATTTTGTCGTCTACTACCTTTGTAAATAAGGTAGGTTTTATTTCTGGAAAATACTTAAGTGGTATATAATTAGCGGAAATAGATAGTCTACGCATTGATAGCGCTTTTATATAGACTACTTTATCTCTCACTGGTGCGTTTAAAAATAAAAAAGACGCGTTTGTAAAATAACTTTGCGGTTCTTTAGTACTATAATTACATATAAGTTTGTTTTTATACTGAGTAAAGTATCTTCTGTAAAAAAGATGAGGAGGTATGTGATTAATAGCTAACCTACTCATCATTGTTTTAGCTGATAATTCATTATATAGGTTAGTTTGAGCATAAGTCAAACATAAAATGGCAGCAAGGTCGTTATTGCTTCTAAGACGTAATTCTGACCAATTAAAGAAGGTTGTAGCCACGTTGCTGATACCACGCTAATCTACCAGTTTGTTGTCTGGACACTATTCCACCTGATAGCCAAAAATCTACTATAAGAGGGAATTGCTTATCTGGGTGTAATCTCTCAATACGCCCTATACGTTGTTCCCATTGTACATTATTATTACTAGGACATGTAAAGAATAAAGTATCTAATCTATGACAACTGATACCTTCATCAAACAGCTTAGTAGTAAGAATAGCTTTGTAAGTAGTACCTAAGCCTTCTAAAGCACCTTCTCTTATTTCTGTAGAAGATTCTCCAATAACACATATACTATTAGGTATAAGTTTTTGTAGCTTTTTAAGCATGTCAACTCTATCACCTATAATAAGAGGACACCTGCCTTGTTTAATATAACTTATAGCTTTTTCTGCTATAAGATTAATATATGAGTCATCTGAACATAGCTTATTCATAGCCCTTGCCCAGTCACGTTTAGGGTCTATTATAGCGAATTTAAAATCAGTACGTACTACAGTAACACTAGGTATAGCCATATCTCTTAGATCTTCGGCAGCTATTCTAAACTGCGAAAAGAAATCCATTAGATATACGTGTTTACCATCTTTCCGTCTAGGAGTAGCTGTAATTGCTATCTTGACTTTAGCATTAATGTTGTTGACGACGTGCGAGAACATATCAGCTGGGCACTTATGCGCTTCGTCTACTATAAGAGTGCTAAACTCGTCACGCAGTCTATCAAGGTTATTGTATGCTGTTTTATAAATCGCAACAGTGACGTCTCCTATGGTAAAATTACCATCACCTATTTTACCAGCAGTTACATTTGGAATTTGCAGAGCTATTTCTTTTAACCATTGCTCATACAGTAGCTTAGTATGAACTAGTATAAGAGTACGAGTATTATTTCTAGCTATTAAATTACAAGATGCAAAAGTTTTACCCCAGCCAGGTTTAGCCTGTAGAAGCCCACTTCTAGCACGACCTTTAGTAAAAAACTTATCTACAGCTTCTTGCTGCTCATAACGTAATTTACCTTTAAACTCTAACTGATAATCTAGTGTCTTAAAATTACGTTGGTCATCTATAGTATCCCAATCTAGCTTATAATAAGCATTAGAAGGTACTGAGTAATGTGTATCTGATTCGTCTATAGTAGATAAGAACTCATCAGCATTATCATACGTAAATAAAGATAATAGGTGGTCGTGGTCTTCCACGTCCTCCTTTTTAAAATATATCTTATCACTTATGCTAATGTGTTTTACTCGGGCCTTGTTCATTTAAGTTTATTACCTTTACTTATGTTATCATGTGCTTTGATAACTTGTAAATTCCAAGGAACATGTAGCCCTGAAACATTTAGTCCTTGTAAAGGTACAATATGATCTACGTGATATTTAACGTTATTTAGAGTTTCTAACTCTTTAGCTAGTATATAGAATTGCTCTATTTCTTTGAGCTGTTCTGCAGTTAACCATTTAGGTGTAGCAAGTAGTTTTGCTGCTCTTCTCTTTGCCGTAGCTGCGTTTATCTTTCCTGCATTATTCTTTCTATAATTAGAATTAAGATTTTTCTTTTTATCTGGGTCAATCTTATAGTAGTTGTTATCACAAGACTTACAGTAATCTGCTATGCCAGAAGTTCTACTTTTATTAGTAGAATATTCCTCTAATAAAAGTATGTTAGTACACTTAGAACAATATTTATAACCAAATCTCTGTAGAAACCAGGTATTCATTTGACTATTTGATTTTTTATCAGATAAGTCAAATATAGCTTTATATTTTTTGACACATCAGTGATACCTGCTAAATAGCTACCTGGAGCTATATCAAATTGATACAAAGCTTCTAAAAGCTGATTTGTTACATCCAATTTACGGTAATAAGCTTTACCTATGACTTGCTTTTGTATAAATACTTTATACTGCTCTAGGCTAAACATATATACTCCTACTTATACATATATATAAGGTCTTTTTAATTCGGAGTCATATGAAAATTCCTTTAAATACCACCCCTGATTTACAAAAACAATTGTAGCATAGATAGTATCTTCTAGTCTAATAATTTCCTGTGTTGGTATTTCAAATGGATATGAAATATTTCTTATCCAAAAAAGATTACCATCTACGCGAACTACTGCTCTTTTTTCTACTGGAACAGGGCTTAGTTTGGATAAATCATGGGTAACTGCTTTACTATCAATACCCCACTTAGCTCCAACATATATTAAGTCTTGTAGATTCCTACAAGTATAGTCAAAACTTATGCGCTTATCTAGCTGAATCAGCCTAGCAAAATAATCACCAGCTAGATTTTTATCATCTATTAAATACCTACCGCTATAAGCGGTAGGTGTACATAGTATTTTATCTAGTTCATATGTTATCTTATAAGGTTTTTGTTTTAATGCAAAAAGTGGGTAAGATATATTATGAAATTTTCTTAAAATAGTCTTTTTCATCGTCTAGTTCACCCCAGCTAGGTCCGATTTCAAAGTCTACTTTAATAGGGCAACCTGGAATAGATAGACCGCGGTCTGTTTGAATACACCTACGGGCGTTCTCAATATACAGAGGTACAAGGTCTTCACGTACTTCTGACACAATTGAGTCGTGTACTACAGTAAACGGCTTAATTACATCATCATAACCACTATTTTCTACCCACGCAATTAAGTCAATAAGACCTAGTACGTTAATATCAGAAGCAACAGATTGAACTAAGAAGTTAACCCCTGAACGAATAGCGTGTTTAGCTACGCCTGCATTAGGAGCTTTAGCTTCTGGTAGACGACGCTTACGGCCAAAATAAGCATAGATATAGGCATAATCTTCAATTTGACGGTTAGAGGCGTCAATAAACTTCTTTAGTGCTTTTGCTTCGTTAAAGTATTTAGCAATAAACTGTTTCGCCTGTCCTACGGTAATTTCGTCACCTTCTTTAGCATCTTTATTAACTGTTTCTGCAATTTTTGCAGGACCAGCTTGATACATGATACCGAAGGTAATAGCCTTTGCCCACTGACGCTCGTTTTTGAATAAACTTTTAACCTCATGTACTTCGCAAGGAAGATTAAACATCTGCTTTGCTACATATGAGTGGAAGTCTAGCTTATCAATGAACGCCTGTTGTAGAAACTTATCTTGACTGAGAACAGCGGCATAATAAACTTCAGCAGTACCAAGGTCGCACTGAACAATTTTGTATCCAGGACGCGCACGGAATAGCTTTTTAATGTCTTTATTATCGCGAGGAATATTCTGATAGTTTAGAGTACCGCTAGAAGATAAACGACCAGAAGTAGTACCATGAATATTAAAACCACTACGTAGACGGTCATCATAGTCAATACCATTACGAATATTACTAATATAAGTACCGGCCATCTTTGACTTCTCACGGAGGTCAAGAATAGCTTCTGCTACGGGGTGATTGATTTCTTTTAGTACTTCTTTATCCACAGACCAAGCACCAGTCTCAGTCTTTTTAGTTGGTCGAATATTAAGGATATTGAATAGTAGCTCGCGAAGCTGAGCAGTAGAGTTAGGATTAAATATCTTCCCGTGAATACGCTCAAAGCGCTGCACAGCCTCTGACAGATTAATCTCTGCAAGGCATTCTTCTACATCAATTTGATACTGTTCAGCTAAAAATTCTACCTGAGCACGATCAATAGGACCGCCATTCTTCTCTAGCTTGCGTAGAGCATACGTTGCAGGAATAAGGATTTCGTTATATAGCTTACTAAACTCTGGGCTTTTATCTACTAGCGGCTTAAACTTACGATATAGTTGGAACGTAGCATCGCCGTCCTTACAAGCGTAAGGAGCGAGAATATCACTAGGCAACATACCGTAGTTAAAATCTTCTAGTTTAATTTTATTCTGACGAGCCCATGTTTTTTTGTAATCATCAAGGTCGCGCTCATAATCACCTAGGTCAGTAAATCGCATAGCTAAAGATTTAAGACCGTGAGTACCTACTGATTCTTCTAGGCAGTAGTGTAGTAGCATAGTATCTTCATAATCAGGAAACTGAAATCCATAATGATGAACCATAAACCCAATATCGAACTTTGCGTTGTGGAAAATTACCTTACGCATCTTAAATAAGATATGAAACCACTCTTTATGCTTTTGAACAATAGCATCAGAGATATAAATACCTTGGTGAGGACGAGTAGATACGGCAACGCCTAGAATAACTCCAGTAAATGGAGATACACTAGTGGTCTCGATATCCGCTACAATCTCTGTAGAATCTTCAAGCTGTTGTTTATATTTCTGAAATTGTTCTTCAGTTTCTACAAAGCAATTGTCTTTCTCGTTCTGTACACCTGCGCTATCTCCTTTTAGAATCTTTGGTATTTGCGAAAACGCACGCTTAATATCATCATCAAGCTGTGGCTTGATAATGGTAATGTTAGGATGCATAATAGGTAGATACTTATGTTCTACAAAAATACCGTTGTATTTCTGAATACCGGTCATACCGGCTACATATTTTAGAGAATCTGCTCCAATCGGGCAAACGATCTTATAATCATGTAGCTCAGTTAGGTCAAGGTCTACGTCTTTCTTTAGAATTTTTTCTTTTGGTGAAGAAGAAAGAAACTTCACATCATAACTAACGTCTTTTAAATATTTATCAATCGTTTTCTTTGCTTCGCGCTCAATAGTGCTAGCAAAAACAAAACATACATCACTCATCGTAATACTCTCTCTGCTTGTTCTTTGGTAAGTTCACCGGGATCAATGCCTGGGGGTAGTTTTATTATTCTAGCGTAAATATTACGAGAATCCAACATGTCAGCTATTTTCTCTGCTGCACGTTGTCCAGGAATATCAGAATCCATCATAATGTCTACTCTGGTGATACCTAAATTATCTAGGATTTCTAGTTTCTTTTTACTAAAGTTAGTTGTACCAAATATACACAAAGTATTAGTATAACCTAACTTCCACATATTAATAGCGTCAAAGATACCTTCTACTAAAATTACGTAATTTGTACTTTTTAGCTTATCTAAAGGAAATAAGCAATCTGATACTACTGCTTTAGCAGGTCGTCTATTATACTTAGGTTGGTTCTCTAAGTATCTAGTAAGTCTACCTTCTATGAATTTTAGTTTACCGTGTTGATAAACTGGTATACATACATAATCTGTTAGGCCCATTTCATTAGTAGTAAAAGCTTGAAACTCTCTATACACATTAGCTTCAATACCTCTAAATTCTTCCATAAATAATCTACGATCATCAGGAAGTTTTATATCGTCTTGCTCTATTTTTGTTTTAAGTTTTTCTTTTAGCTTTTTAATTTTATAAGGTTGTTTACTATCTATATCTAAAGGCTCAGTTTCTCCGATTGACTGTAGAAACTTATTTATCCCTCCACTATATCCACAACTCCAGCAATTGAAGATATTCTTTTCTAAATTAAAAGAAAGACTAGCGTTTTTGTCGTCATGTAATCCACTGGTACATGTGATTAGAATCTCATAAGGATTATTAGTTTTCTTATAAGGTACTCCACGTTTATCTAATAGTTCAGCTAATTCCATTTAAATATCCTTAGGGCCTTGCTTTTCGTTATCGCTACCAAATTTAGCTGCATTATGTGGTCGTTCGTTTATAACGCTAGAGACATTAGGATTAACTTTAACACATTCCCAATCCATCATAACATCAAAACTCATATGTTTACCGTTACGAATCTTAGTAGTGTGTACAGTAATTTTACTGTCTAAACTACGGTCTTCTGATTCCGCCGGAGGAAAAAAGTTAAAACTACGGTCTGCGCTATCTAGAATACCTTTAGCAAATCGCAGACCGTAGTTTTAACTTTTTT